TGCTCGATTGTTGGTTCGAATCCAACTAGCCCTGTTCAGACAGAAACAGCAATTTATTAAAAATATAATGCCAGAATACATATTATAATTTTTAATCTGTCTAGTAAAAATAAAAAGCGGTTACAGCAATATTACATATTATTAATTCTAAAAGGCTGATTAAAAAATATAAACCGCTTTGAATATTGCTCTGTGGTGCAATGGTAGCATGCGTAAATAATTGAGTCTAGTTAGACTTAAACTGCAATTTCACATATTCCATTCTTCAAGGACGTGATTCTGGTTCGAATCCAGACGGAGCAAGTTTAGATGCACACAGCAATTTTAATGGAACAGACTTTTAATCTGATATGCCTAAAGCATCTAGTATAATAGTCGCTCACAGCAATTATAATAACACCTGACTTAAAATTCGGTAAGTTTACATATGGCGACTAGAATATGGAGATGTAGCTCAACCGGTAGAGCAACGTAATAATTGGGTCTTGGCAAAGTCCTAAACTGCAATTTTACAAGTGCATGGTAAGCCGTAGGTTGTGAGTTCGAATCTCACCATCTCCATTTAGAGAACGTCTGGTTGACAGATTTATAAAGTGAAACGGATGGCGGTCACTTACAGCAATTTTAAAATTATTGAATTCTTGGTGATGAATTTTCTTACGGTTCGATTCCGTAGTTCTCTTGAGCCATCAATAAGGAAGGATAGCTCAATTGGTAGAGCATTTGTAAGAAACGTGTTTAGTTTAAACACAAACAGCAAAATTTTCGTTGGGAATAAAGTGTTGCAAGTTCAAGTCTTGCTCCTTCCGTTACTATCTAAGATACTAACAGCAAATTTAACAAGAGTGGACTAAAAATCTATTAAATGTATCTTGGAATAGTCGAAACTATGCATAATTAAACAAACTATTCAAAAGGAGAAGAAGAAATGAGTTTTATGAACGATTTAAAAACAACATTGGATGAAAATTCTTATGCAGTAACTGAGAATGGTGCGTTGGGATTTAGTACCTCCGGGAAAAATCTCTTGGATATTAACTTCTCAGTAACTTCATTTAGAAACAAATCTGACAAAGCAATTGAAGATGCTTTTGCAAAGGCTTTTTATGAAGATAAGTTGCTTGCGTTGAAGTGGATGTTCTTTGCTAGAGATAGAGAGCAGGGAATCGGAGAAAGAAGATTATTCAGAGTAGCATTAAAGTGGTTAGCTATTGAGCAGCCGAAGATTGCGAAAGCAGTATTTAGTTTAGCACCCTTTTACGGTAGATATGATGATATGTGGTGTTTACTTGACACTGATTTAAAAGATGATGTTATTTCTTGTATCGCAAAACAACTCAATGAAGATGCCGAAAATATGAATGCAAATAAATCCATTTCGTTGATCAGTAAATGGTTGCCTTCAACTAATGCTTCCTCAAAAGAAACAAAAAGACTTGCAAAGATTATTTATACCGGTCTTGGAATGACCGAGAGACAGTACAGAAAGAGTCTTTCTAAACTTCGTAAGTATCTTGATGTAATCGAAGTTAAGATGTCTGCGAAGGAATGGAACGGAATTGATTATAATAAAGTTCCTTCGAGAGCAAACCTTATCTATAATGGGGCTTTTTTAAGAAATGACGAAGAAAGACGTAGAGCATACTTGGCTGCTTTGGAACGTGGTGATAAGGATGTTAAGATTAATGGTTCTGTAAACTTCCCTCATGATATTGTACATAAGTATATGGGTGGGAGTGGTTGGAGTAGAAGTTTAAAAGCAGAAGATACCACTCTTGAGCAACTGTGGAAAGCGTTGCCTGATTTTGTAAATGGTCAGGGGAATACGATTTGTGTAGCCGACGGTTCTGGTAGTATGACAACTACTATTGGTGGAACACAGATTTCTGCTTTAAGTGTAGCAAATGCTTTAGCAATTTACTTTGCAGAACATAGCAATGGAGAATTTAAGGACAACTACATTACATTTAGTAGTAGACCTCAGCTGGTTGATTTCTCTAATGCAAAGACTTTAAGAGAGAAGATTAGTATTGCTCTTAGACATAATGAAGTAGCAGATACTAACATTGAAGCAGTATTTGATTTATTATTGAAGACTGCTGTTAGTAAGAAGCTTAGTCAGGAAGAGATTCCTGCAAATGTTCTGATCTTGAGCGATATGGAGTTCAATTCATGTGCAAGAGATAATTCTGGTAGATATGGTATGAGAAATACTTTATTCAGAGAAATCGAACAGAAGTGGAATGAAGCAGGATATAAGATGCCTCGTGTAGTGTTCTGGAATTTATGTTCAAGAACCGGCACCTTACCAGTGAATCAGCATGAGAATTTCCCGGTTGCGCTAGTAAGCGGTTTCTCACCTGCTATTTGTAAGATGGTATTAAGCGGAGAACTCGATCCATTCAAATGCTTGGTAGAACAGCTTAATTCTGAGAGATATCAGATTGTTGAAGAATCAGTAAAGGAAGTAATTTAAATACAATTAAGGCACATACAGCAACATTACATACATTAGACTTTTAATCTAACACGTAAACGTGCCTTGAAAAATAAAATGGAATGCGTTTGGTAACAGAATATTAAGAGTCAAGGGTGGAGGACTCACACAGCAAATTTACTTTAAAACTCTGCAAAAGTTTTTCTTGCTGTTCGATTCAGCAGCATTCCAAACTTCCACCTATAAATAAGAATATTATTTAGACACACACAGCCAATTTAATAGGTAGTCAAGAGGATAAGACATTGCTTCGTAAAGCAACTACGTTGGTTCAAATCCAACCCAATAATGTGTCTAGTAAAAAAGCTTTCATGATAACCTCCTCTTTAAAATATAACCGAGCCACACGGTATATTGTGGCAATAAGGATCGTTAGCTCAATTGGTTAGAGCATCCGGCTCATAACCGGACGGTTCTCAGTTCGAGTCTGAGGCGATCCATTTACATATAGGTACATAGTATAACGGATATTACGCCGCCCTATAAAGCGGAAATCAAGGTTCGAATCCTTTGTGTATGTTGCAACTATATGTATTTGGAAAGGTAGAGCATTAAGCATTTAACTAGCAAAAGAAAGTGTGACTTGCATTTTGTGAAAGATTGCTAATGTTAGATTGAGGTCTGTCGTAGTTTTCTAGTATTCTTTTGCTAACACTGAGAGGTTTACGTGTGAAAAAAGAAACGTTTGAGGTTTGACAGAGTGTACCAACATTAACAGAAAAACACTACTGTATACGGGGCGAGTTGATCATAGTCCTGGCTTGCAAGTTAATGACTTGGCAGTAGGAGTGTGGACGTAGGTAATTCCACATTGGTTCTCCAAAGTAATAGGAGATTTCCAAGATAGATTCCCATATCGGGAATTGGTCTAATAAACTGTTCCATGTGAGTTGATGCACAACTCCGTTTTCGGTGAGGGCGATTAAACCGTAATTAGATAAAATCCATTTGACAAGGATTAAACTGAGGGATGCAAAAAATGGTGGGTGTGAGAGTGGAAAGCTTACACATTGTAGTCAAATGTAGATCATTAATTGGTTCTCACCATTACTATCGTAAAGATGTGGAAGTGTGATAAGGCAAGCAAAAGCCACAAAATAGCAAACTTTTTGTTCAGATATTGCCGAGGATTGAGGAGTAGTCTGGCGGGATACAGAATAGCGCACTGTAGATAGGTAAACAGAAAGGTAAGGTTGTGAAGTAGCTCAGTTGGTAAAGAGCATGTATTTAAGCAGAGCGTTGGTTCGAGTCCAACCTTCACAGTTATATTATCCTAGTGCACGGGATAATAAAAAAAGAAAACAAGGAGAAGAAAATAAATGTTTTGGATTATTTTAAGCGTTATTGCTATTATAGCATTATTCGTTGTGTTAGGTTTTAATGTTACTTTAGAGAAAGACAGATATGGAGATGATAAACCTGTTTTTAAATGGAAAGCCAACAAAAAACAGTTTCTCGCAGTATTAGCTATCTTATTGATTATTCCCGGCTTTATTGCAAAAGTTCCGGAGAACTCAGTGGGAATCAAATATAGTCCCTTCTCAGGCACTAGTGAAGTAACTTTATCAGAAGGTTTCCATACAAAGAGCCCTTTTGACAAGGTGTATATCATTAGTACAGAAGTTCAGACAATGACCGTTGCTAATTTAACTACACAGACACAAGATGCACAGTATGTTAACACTACATTGGATATTAAATATCGTGTTAGTTCTACTAATGCTTATCTGATTTTTACACAGTTTAGAACTCTTGATAAAATGTCAGATACTTTGATTGTTCCTACAACACAGAGAGTTTTAGAATTAATTACAACAAATTACAATGTAATGGATGTTCTTGGAGAAAAGAGAAGTAATATCTATGGAGAATTGGAAGTAAATCTTACAGAAGAACTTTCAAAATATGGAGTTGAATTCTATTCAATTTCTATTACTGATATGGATGCTGGAGAAGCTATTGAATCTGCAATTACGGCAGAAGCAGTTGCAAAGAAGGAAGTTGAAACAGCAGAACAGGAACTTCTTAAGGCTCAGACAGAAGCACAGAAAATGTCTGTTGAAGCACAGGCAGAACAGGATGCTGCAAAGATCGAAGCCGAAACAATGATTATTGAAGCTCAAGCTGAAAAAGAAGCTAATGAATTATTACAGCAGAGCTTGACACAAGATATTCTTATGCAGCAATGGATTGAAAAATGGAATGGACAAACCCCTACATATTATGGTGGTAATGGTGCTGATTTAATTTTTAATACCGGCACAGTTGAATAAAAATTACTTGCTTGGAGAGATTAGATTGGATTATGAAGAATTAAAAAAACAATTGCTGTCCAGTGTGGACGAAATAGCTAGGGCTATAATAGCCGACAAAACAATCGAGATAAAAAAAGAAAGAGATACTTTGCAGATTTTTGAAGTAAAGAAAAAGAAATATTTAAAAACAAAAACTAAATAATATACCTTATAACAGGTTGGTTATAAGAAGCGTGAGGTGGCACGGCATTTGATTATGTGATTTATAAATTAGATTACATGATGAGATGTTGTGCCACCTTTTTTAAGAAATGGAGGTGCAGAAGCAATGTATTGTGGTTACATTACAACATTGCATAATCTAAGAAAGCATAGTAATGCAGATAGATTACAATGTGTTGAAGTATTTGGACAAAATGTAATCGTAGACTTATCTTATCAGGAGGGACAGAAAGTTGTGTTCTTTCCGAGTGATGGTCAATTATCAGAAGAGTTTGCGACTAAAAATAATTTAGTTCGTAAGAAAGATGAAAATGGAAATAACATAGGCGGTTATATGGATCCGGAGAAAAGAAATATCACTGCTATCAGACTTCGTGGAGAAAAGTCAGAAGGATTAGTTTTGCCGATTGAAGTTTTGGCTGATTTTACTGACATTTCTAAGCTAGAAAATGGTAATCAAATTACTATTTTATCTGGTCACGAAATTTGTAAAAAATATATCCCAAAAAGAAACAATTCTCAAAGAGTACATAATGATAGCAAAGGTAATCATAAGAAGAAATTTGAAAAAGAAATAGTATCTTATCCATTCTTTGATGAACATATTGATACTTCGCAGCTTGATTATAATCTCCATTCTTTTAAAGAAGGAGATATTGTTTATCTTACAAGAAAGTTACACGGAACATCCGGTAGAACACAGACTGCAATTCAAGTTACTAAGAAGCGTAGAAATAAGATATTAAAGAAATTGTTTAAATTAAAAGATAAAGAAACCAAAGAGTTCAAATTGGTATCTGGTACTAGAAGAGTTGTTCTTAAGAAGTTTGATGGTGGTTATTACGGTAATGACGAATTCAGAAAGAAATATCATGATTTCTTTGAAGATAAACTTCCTAAAGGAATGACTGTATTCTATGAAATAGTAGGTTGGGTTAATGAATTAACTCCTATTATGGGAAGATGTAATAATAAATTAGTAAAAGATAAAGAATTTGAAAAGATGTATGGTGAAGAAACTGTATTTACATATGGTTGTGAACCGGGTGAGAGTGATATGTATGTATACAGAATGACAATGACTAACGAAGACGGTGTGGTTATTGAGTTACCGACAGAAGAAGTAAAAATGTGGTGTGAAAGAATGGGTTGTAAGTTCGTTCCTGTTCTTGATAAATTCTTATTTACCACAATTGAAGATTTAAATGATAGGGTAAATAAGTGGTTAGACATCCCTGATGAAATTGATTCTAGGCACGTTGCAGAAGGTGTTGTTGTAAGGATTGATAATAGAAGTAAGTTTACTGCTTATAAGAGAAAATCGTTTACCTTCAAGGTTTTAGAAGGAATTATTAAAGATACATCAGATGCACCGGATATGGAAGAGGCTCAAGAACTCATTCAAGACTCCGTAAACTAAATAAAATTAAACACAAACGATATTACATAAATATAGTTTAAAAGAAAGGAGGTTGCGAATGAGTGGAAGATTTAAAACATAATGTATTTGTGTGTTCTTCATGCAAAGAAGCAGTTGTTTATTTTCCAAATGAAACATGGTGGGACTACCAGGGGACAAACCCTGTAAAACTTGTAAAGTGCCCGAATTGCGGAAAGATACAGTCTGTTAAATATGAAAAGACTCAGAATTTGAATTTTGATCGTAGATACTACGATTTATAAAATACCTTAAACATATCAAAATTAAATTAACAAGAAAGGAAAGTTAAAATGGCAGAAACAACAAAGACAAATTTAAGACAATCAAATGCAAAAGCAATTTCAGAAGGTATTGTAAGTGAAATCGACCTCAAAGAAGTTACAGAGGAAGGAAAGAAAAGAGTAGAAGGCAGTGTAACTGTTAAGACAGGTGATACCAATTTTATTCGCTACAATGTAAAGGTTAACGAAAAGACAGCTAATGGAACTGATAACAAAACTTACGCAGGAATTCAGACTGTAATGAATGAATACAAATCAATTGCGCAAGTTGGAGAAGATGAAGCTGATAGAGTTAGAGTAAGTGGAGACTTAAATATTTATACAGGTCAGAATGGAACCGTAGTTGGTTACAAGAGTAACTTCTTTAACAGATTAAAGAATCCTGATGAAATGGAACAGAAGGCTGAATTTAGCGTAGAAGTATTTATTTCTTCTATTGTTCCAGAAGTTAATACAAATGGTGAAGAAACAGGAAGAATTGTAGTTAATGGTTGGGTTCCTACATTTAATGGTATTGAACCTGTTAAGTTGGTAGCTGAAGGCGATGTGGCTTCCGCAGTGGATAGCACATTTGAACCTGGTCAGACTGTAGAGTTCTACGGTGATATGGTTAACAGTAGAGTGGAAAAGGTTACAGAAATTCCTGTTGCTATTGGTAAGCCTAGAAGAAAAGTAGAAACTTCTTATAAGAATGAATTAGTTATTACCGGTGCATCTGAAGCTTATGAAGAAGGTGTAAGTGCTGAAAAGCCTTATGAGGCTGATACTATTAAGGCTGCTATTCAGGAAAGACAGAATAAACTTGAAGAAGCAAAGGCCAAAGCTCAGAGTGGACAGAAGAGTGCAAGTGCAGCAAAGCCTTCAGGTAAGGCTTCTGGGAGAACATTGGGTTTCTAAGTGAAGCTAGAGCAGGTTTAACTTGTATGGATTACGATTTTTAGAGGGTGATGTAGGGTCATCCTCTAAGATAAAAAAGAAATAAAACATAATTAAAAAGGAGAATTAGAATGGCAGTAAATGTAGATATTTTTAATCCACAGAAAACAGTGATTGCAAAAGGACTTGAAGGAAAATCATTTTTGATTTACGGTAGCAACTCACTTGGTAAGACAGCACAATGCGTTCGTATGTCTAAACCTTTCGTAATTGCAACAGAGAGTGGTTTAAATGCGACAGTAGGTGTTGCATACAATCGTGTAAACACTTGGGCAGATTTTAAGAAATTAGTTAAACAGTTTACCAGCAAAGCTACTGTGGATAAAGCAAGAGAATTATATGACACAATTATTATTGATGAATTATATGCATCTGCACTTCTGTGTCAGGATTATATTCAGACAGTAATTGGTGGTGGAGCTTTAACATTAGGAGACACGGTAGAAGGTGGTAAAGTAAACCTGTACCAAGCTTATGAAAAGGAATTTTTCAAGATGGTAAATACTTTATTGTCTTGTAATTATACAGTTGTGTTTATTGGACACGAACAGGAAAAAGACGGAAAGATGTATCCGAAGGGGGATAAGCGCTCTGTAGATCCTGTAAAGGATTTTGTGGATTATGTTATTTATCTTAAGAGCAATGGTGTAGATGATGATGGAAAAGTCATTCCTTCTTCTGCATATTTGGCTGAAACCAGTGAATTCTTTGCCCGTTCAAGATTTGATACAACTCCTACATACCTTCCTGTTTGGAGTGCTGAAGCTTTAGAAGAAGCTGTAAACATCGGTATTGAAGGTAAAGAAAAAGAAAGTGGAGTAAAAGCTGTTTCTTACGAGGAACAAAAAGCTCAGAATACTTCTGTATCTTATGACTATGACGAAGTTATGGATCAGCTTCAGGAAGTTGGCCAAAGATTTGCCGGAGCTGGAAAGATGGATGAGTTAACTGAGATTGTTGAAGAAACTCTTGGTCGTGGTAAAAAAGTTAGCGAATGCACTAAGAAGCAATTGGATGCGATGGTTATTATTCTTGATAATCTTCAGGATAGAGCTACCGAGTTAGGTATCTAATATGGCAAAACGTAAATGCGTTATTTGCAGCGAATGGATTGAGGATGAAACTCAGTCCATTCCTTATAAAGGAAGATATGCTCACACTAAATGCTTTAACATTGCTATGAAGACCATCAAAAAGGATAAAGATGAGAAGCTTGCAGAGAAGTCTAAATCTAAAACAAAAACCAAATCAACATCGAAACCCAAAGCGGAACTGAAAGATGCGGTTTCGGAGGAAGAATACGCAGAAAAGAAACAGTATTATCAGTATCTTAGAAATCTGATTGATGATGAGTTGTCTGCAAAAGTTTATGCCTTGTCAGACCAGTATATCTCTCGATACAATTTTACGTTTAAAGAGATGTATCAAACTTTGGTTTATCTACATGAAATCATTGAAAAAGAACTTGTAGGTGACGTTGTTGGTCTTATACCGTTTTATCTCACTGAAGCTCAGAATTACTTTAGAAGTGTTGAGCAAGTAGAAGAAGCAAATAAGGATATAGATGTAAGTAAAATGTATAAAGAAAAGGTTATTGTGATTCAACCTAAAAAAAGAGTTGCAAAGCAACTTGACATAGAAAGTATAGGGAAAGGAGAAGAGAATGGAAGTTAGTGGACTTGTTGATAAAAGAGCTATCTTACAAGTAATAGGGTGTTTATTACAAGATAGTAGTTTAATTGATGATATAGACAGACCTTTATCAAGAGAAGAATTTAATACCGAGAACTTCTATGAACTTCTTTTTGTTGCTATTTATAATTTACATATGACAGGTGTGCAAAGTGTAGATGAATTTGCTATTGATTCTTATCTTAGTAACTATAAAGAGCAATATAAAATTTTTCAAGATAATAATGGATTAGATTATTTAAGTAGTGCTCGTGACATGGCTTCTTTGGAGAATTACGAGTACAACTATCACAGAATAAGAAAATACTCACTTTTACGCTATTATGAAAAGCAAGGTTTGGATACTCGTTTTATATACGATACCACAGTTACAGAAGGTAATAAAGCAGAAGCTGAACAAATCAAGTTTGATAATTATACTGAACAAGATATTGTAGAAATGGTAGAAACAACTTTTGTTATCAATCCCAATATGAAGTATTGCACCAATAATCTGACAGAAGATTGCCAAGCCGGCGAAGGTTTAGATGAATTAGTAGAAGAACTTATGCAAGAACCTGATGTCGGTGTTCCTTTAAATTCTCCGGCTTTAAATACGATTACCAGAGGTGCAAGAAAAGGTTGTTTATATATGAGAAGCTGTGTGCAAGGTGGTGGAAAGTCCAGACTTGCTGCAGGAGATGCGTGTAAGATAGCTGTTCCGTATTATTATGATACAGAAAAAAACAAATGGGTTTACACTGGTATATCTGAACCGGTACTTTATATCACAACTGAGATGAGTAATCGAGAAATAATGAGTATCTTTCTTGCAATTGTCAGTGGTGTTAATGAAGAACATATTTTATATGGTGCGTATGAAAAAGGCGAACTTGAAAGAGTTAAACAAGCAACAGAATACATAAAATCTTCACCGTTAAGATTGTGTAATATACCAGATTTCTCTATTCAAGACATTAAAAATATTGTAAAGAAATATAATCGAGAATTCGGTGTAGAATATTTCTTTTTTGATTATATTTTTTCGTCACTAAGACTAATGTCAGAAATTAATTCTAAATCCGGTATGGGTCTAAAAGAACATCAGTTATTATTGGTATTCGTTACAGAGTTAAAAGCATTATGTCAACAATTGAATGTCTTTATGTTTACTGCCAGTCAGTTAAATGGAGAGGCAGTAAATGCGCCAATAAAAGATCAAAACCTATTAGCTGGTTCAAAAGCACTCAGTAACAAATTAGATGTTGGATATATAGCTATGGCTCCTAATAGAGCAGAATTAAAAAAGATTGAACCAATACTTCATAAAATGGTTGGTTGCCCTGTTCCCAATATGGCTACATGGATCTATAAGGTCAGATCAGGACGAATTACGAGAGTTATTATATGGAGCTGGTATGATTTAGGAACAATGAGAGTGAAAGACTTGTTTGTTACAAATCATAATTTTGAACTCATTGATGTGGACTTTACTCAAATTGAAGTAGTAGAAGAGAAACTGAAGGAGAATTCTGTATTAATGTCTCAAATTCCTAACTCTGAAACTGAACAAAATTATAGTGATGAAGAAATAGTTGAACGTAAGTTTGATTGGTAGTGAGGTGGAGGTTATGTGTTATTTAGATAAAAACGCTATCCTCGACTCATTATCAAAAGAGGACGTAAAAAAAGTAGTAATGTCACTTGGTTCTGATGAACCTAAAACAGATAATAGTGGGAATTTAATATTTCAAACTATTTGTCATAATGATATTAATCCCAATAATTCATACAAGCTTTACTACTATCATGAACCAAATGGGGAACATAAAGGTAGGGTGTTCCATTGTTATTCCGGTTGTAATGAAAGCTTTGGTATTATTGAATTGGTTATCAGAGCAAAACGTAATCAAGGTAGCAATTTTACATGGTACAAATCTTTAAGGTATATAGCGCAAGTAACCGGCAAACTCATAACTTCTTCAGCAGAAGATATTGAACAGAGATCTCACCGCATTGATGACTTCACTTGGATTAATAGGTTAAAGAGTGTAAAGAAGAAACAGAAGGCAGTACCCACGCTGTCGGAGATAAACGAATGTATTCTAGAGATATTCTGCTATTATCCATATCAACCTTGGATAGAGGATTATATAAGTGCTGAAGCAATGTCTCAATTTGAGATAGGGTATTACGGTTATCAGCATAGTATTACTATTCCACATAGAGATATTAATGGTAGATTGATTGGTATTCGTCAGAGAATGTTAGATGATTGGGACATTGAGAATATTGGTAAATATACTCCGGTTCAGATTTCTGGCAAATTTTTAGCACATTCACTTGGTAACAATCTCTATGGGTTGCATGTTGTAAAAGATAAAGTGCAGCGTTGTAAAAAAATAATGCTCGTAGAATCTGAAAAAGGAGCGATGCAATCATATTCGTATTTTGGAGATGATTCGTTCACGGTATCTGTGTGTGGCTCAAACATTACCCGGAATCAAATTAAGCTGATATTAGGGCTGGGTGTAGAAGAAGTAATGATTGCTTTTGACAGAATGTACAATAATCCTCAAAGCTTTGAAGCGGAATTATATCTAAGAAAGTTAATAAAGCTGGTGGCACCGATTGTACCATTTGTTAGAGTTTATTTAATTTTAGATAATAAAGACAGAATACCATATAAACAAGCACCAACAGATTGTGGAAAAGAGGTTCTTGTAGAACTGATGAAAGAAAAGACATTGGTGACAATGGATATGGTTAGAGAAGTTTTGGAAGAAGAGAAAGAAAGGAGAAGATAGAAGCAAAAATGTGCAATCTTTACGCAATTGTAATATCAGGAGCGTTTAAAGGACTTGTTGGAGAAGTTATTTCAATGGAAATAAGCATGTGGGAAAATACCATAGTTACTTTACGCTTAGATTATGATAAAGAAATTAGGGTTTTGGATAGACAGTTAAAACCATTAAGAGAAGAATATAAGAGAATTGTATTAGAAAGGAAAAAAGAAGATATGGCATATGAAATAACAGGTATAGAAAAAATATATTTTTGCTCAACGAATAATTTTGATCCATCTGCAATTAAGGATGTTATCTTTAATGATCCGGCAACAGTTGTGCTTTGGAAAGATGGAAGTAAGACTGTTGTTAAGTGTCAGGAAGGTGATACATATAACAAAGAAACCGGTTTAGCAATGGCAATAATTAAAAAATGTTGTAGCAATAAAGGTAATTATAATGATATCTTTGAGAAATGGATTAAAGAATAAATAAAATAAAGGAGTAACATGACAGCAAGAGAACGTATCGAAAATGAAGGTTTTGAGGACGTGATTATATTTGATAATCCGTCATATGATGATGCTCTTATAGGTGTTACGAATGATAACAGAGCGGTATACGATTACGATAAAATGATTGAATGGCTGGTTACAAATGAAAATATGGATTACGAAGAAGCAATTGATTTCATTAACTGGAACGATAGTTTCTGTAACGGAGAGGGTTACCCTCTTATAATTTTTAGTTTTAACTATTCAAAATTAAATAATGATTGATTAAATACAAATAATGTGATATATTAAAGGAGAACTAAATGAACGAAGAACTGTTTAAAAATTTAGTCCGTCCGGTAACTGAGGAGGACAGGGAGAAATTGCCTGTCTTTTCTTATAGTAAGATGGAAGTGTACAAGAATTGTGCTTATCAATACGATTTGAAATATAATCAAAAGAAGTTTACCGATGATACAAGTATCGCCTTGGAACTTGGTAGCTTACTGCATTATATATTAGAACAGAAAGGTAAGATGCTTGTCAGAAATACTGGCAGTCTATTTGAGCAACCATTTGTTAATTATGAGTGTCTTGATGAGATTGTGCTTAATGGTGTTACAGAGACAGATGAAAAGACAAAAGAGCATTTACTTGGTATTAACGATTTAAAGAAAAAGTATTTTGAAATATGGTATGAAAAAGATAATGCTTCTGGTATGACATATGAAGATAAGATGCAAGTGTTTGACAAGGTATTGCACAAAGAGATGGAATGGTCAGATGAAAACGAATATTGGAGGCCATATTTATTTGAACACCCTTTTGAATTTGTATGGCACGATAGGGCTATAATTAAAGGATTTATTGATAGAATTGATCAGAGAGACGGAGAGTTTAGAACTGTTGATTATAAAACAAGCAAGAAAGTTTATGAATCAAGCAAACTTGCCACATCATTGCAATTCGGTATATATGCCCTTGCAATACTTAATGAGTTTGGTAAATTGCCGGTTGAGAGTATGTATAGATTTATTCTTCTGGATGACAAACAACAAGCACTTACTAAAGGATGGGAAAAACGTTTAATAAAAGCGTTAGATGGCGTCTTTGATAAAATTGATGCTGATAACGCAAGTGGTATTTGGACTCCGAAGCCCACACCGCTTTGTCATTGGTGTTTTGCGTGTGAGCATAACCCTGATGCAACGAAGTATAAACACGATTGTGAGTATTATAGTTTATGGACTCCGGATAATAAAAGCTTTGCAGTAAATCGCCAATTTGAAGTGGGCGATTTGAAAAATAACCCTAACTCTTCAAAATTAAACGCACACAATCAAAACAATAAAGAAAGGAAGTTGATATTCTGATGAGTAACGAATGTAAATATGTAGAAACAACACCTATGGGGAATTATTGCACACTTGGTAACAACGGATGTGACAATCCTAATAATGATAATTGTTCAACAATAGAAGAATATTGGAAGTATTTAGAGGAAGTAGGAGTTCAGATTGCTTCCGAGGACGAAATAGAGGAGATTTTAAATGACACGGGAACAGTATAAATTAGTAGAGCCTATTTTAGATACAATTGAAAATAATGATCTCCGAGAATTATGTGTAGCAGTTATTGAAGATTTTCCGGAATACATATGGGAGGTACCTGGCAGCTCGTCAGGAAAATACCATCCGTCTACTGATCTTGGACAAGGTGGCTTAATGAGACATCAAATATGTGTAGCAAGAGTATGTAATTATATTCTTCAATTGGAACAGTATCAGAACCGTATTGACTCCAGACAAAGAGATTGTATGAGAATAGCAGCAATTGCACATGACGGTAGAAAGTTTGGCTTGGAAAACAGTGGACATACGGTACATGAGCACCCTGTATTAGCAGGAGATGCTGTCTGGAACATGAGAGATAAATTTCCTGGGTTGGAAGATGAGTTGGTCTTAATTCGTGGTTTGATTTATACACATTCCGGACAATGGACAACAAGTTCTCGTTCAGAATTGGAACTACTTAAGCCTATTACAGAAATGCAAGAGTTGGTTCATCTTAGTGATTATATTGCAAGTAGAAAAGATATTGAAATGCTTTTTGATGATTGGAAGAAACCTGAATTACCGGATATTAATGAATATAAATTAACTTTCGGTAAACATAAAGATTTAACCCTTCCTGAAGTTAAAGAAAAAGAACCGGGATATATTGAATGGTTAAAAGAGAATTATGGCAAGGAACCGGTGAGAAGTTTATTAAAACAGTTATAAGGAAAAAGATATGAAAAAGGGAGATATAATATATTTTACTCGTATCCTACCACGTACAGGAACATACGATGTTTATGATTTAAAGGTTAGAATGGTTGCAGATACTTGGTTTTCTGCAACCGACAACCGAACAAAACAAGCTTTTTTATTTCATAATAAAGATATTGGAGAAATAATCTTTTTTGATAGAGGAGAAGCTTTAAATGTAGTGAAAGCTGCAGAAAAGAATAAAAAAGAAATTAGTTCGGAAACTTATTACGAAGAATTTTAGATAAAAACGGGGAGAAGTAAATGAGTTTTTTTGGAATACATAACCACACAGCTCAAGATAGTAATTTGAGACTTAGAGATTCAATTAATAAAATAGAAGATATGATTGATTATGCTCACGAATTAGGGCATAAGGGTATTGTATTTACAGGGCATGAATCCATAACTTCTCATCTTGATGCTTTAAAATACTATAATGGTAAAAAAGAATTGAAAGATTGGCAAGGATTTAAAGTTGCATTAGGTAACGAAATTTATTTGTGTAACGAAAGTGTTACTGCAGAGAATATTGGTCATAACAGATATCCTCACTTTATTCTTGTAGCTTTAGATGAACTTGGACATAAAGCGATTCGAGAATTAAGCACAAGGGCTTGGACACAGAATGCTTTTATGCATGTAATGTACAGAGTACCTACTTATTATTCTGATTTGGAAGAAATAATGGAGCAGTATAAAGGACATGTGGTTGGAAGTTCTGCATGTCTTGGAGGAGCTTTACCACATAGAATTTTGGAATATAAAGCGACCTTTGATGATTCAATTTGGTATTCTTGCATTAATTGGATAGAATACATGAATGAAATATTTGGACAAGGATATTTCTTTTTAGAATTACAGCCTGGCGAGACAGAGGAGCAGCAATATGTAAATGAAAGCTTGGTATTATTATCAGAGCAAACCGGTACTCCTTATATCATTTCAACAGATGCACATTATCTTAAAAAGGAAGATAGAATTATTCATAAAACTTATCTCAATGCTGAAGATGGAGATCGTGAAGTAGATGATTTTTATGCTACTACTTATGTTATGAGCGAAGAAGAAATTCATGAATATATGGATAAAAATCTGGGTGGCGAAGTTGTACAACAAGGTATAGATAATACAATGTTAATTTATAATATGATTCAAGATTATCAGTTAACAAAAGACCTAGAGATACCTTATATCCCTTTAAAGATAGATGAACCAGATAAAGTTCTTTATGAAAAGTATAGTCCACATATTGAGTTGTTAAATGATTTTACTGATTCAGAATATGATTGTGACAGACATTTGGTTCGTGAAATTATTTCATATATTGATACCGACCCTTATTATCAAACAGAAGAAGCATATTTTAAAATCAATGAATGCTTATCATATATCAAAGACTCTTCTGAAAAAATGAAAGTACGTTGGTCGGCTTATTTATTACAAGTGGCTGATTACGTAAATATTGCGTGGGAAGCAGGTTCTTTGGTAGGAGCTGGTCGAGGCTCTGGTGTAGGTTTCTGTTTGTTGCATATTTTAGGTATCACGCAGATTAATCCTTTAAGAGAGAAAACACAAACATTTCCATGGCGTTTTTTAAATCCGGAACGTGCTTCTGTTTTGGATATTGATATTGATATTATGTCCAGTAAAAGAGATACCGTAATCCAGGCTTTAAAAGATACATATGGTGAGGATAGAGTATCAAAAGTAATGACACTTTCCACAGAGAAAAGTAAAAGTGCAATTTTAACTGCGGCTCGTGGATTGGGAATTGACAATGATACAGCTTCTTATATTGCTTCGTTGGTAATATTTGATAGAGGAAATCCACGTTCTTTAAAGCAAATGTATTATGGTGATGATGAAAACTCACCGGTAGCGGAATTTGTTAGAGAGATGGATGCCAGACCGGAGTTATGGGCTACAGCTCAAAAAATTGAAGGGTTGGTATGTGGGGTGGGTTCTCATGCCGGTGGAGTTATTATTGTTGACAAACCATTTACGGATTCTACTGCTTTAATGAGAACTAAATCTGGTGATGTGATTACACAGTTCGACTTACACATGTGCGAAGATTGCTCCTTAATCAAGATTGACTTATTATGTATTGATGCACTGGATAAGATATATGAAACATTAATGCTGTTGTTAAAAGATGGAGTTATTGAATGGCAAGGAACTTTGAAAAAGACATATGAAAAATATATTGGCGTATACACATTAGAACGTACCAATGAAAATATGTGGAAAATGTTATGGGAACACAAAGTTTTAAGCTTTTTCCAGATGGAGAAAGAATCTGGTAAACAAGCAATTGCATTATCTAAACCGCATTCTATTGATGACCTTGCAACATTAAATTCTGTTTTACGATTAATGGCTCAAGAAAAAGGTGCAGAATCACCTTTGCAAAAATATGCTCGTTTCAAAACCAGCATTCAAGACTGGTATGATGAAATGGAAGCACACGGATTAACTTTAGAAGAACAAGATATTTTAAAAGAAATTATTGGTGTTTCTTGTGGTATTTGTGAAGCTCAAGAATATTTAGTACTTTTAACACAACACCCTAAAATTGGTGGCTTCTCATTATCCTGGGGTGACAGATTAAGAAAGGCAGTAGCAAAGAAAAAGCCAAAAGATTTTTTACAATTGGAGAAAGAGTTTTTTGCTAATGCAGAAGAAAAGAATCTGTCTAAGAATTTAGTAAATTATGTGTGGAATGTTTTAATTAGCACACAAAGAGGATACGGTTTTAATAAATCACACACTCTCGCTTATAGTATAATTGGTGGCCAAGAGTTAAACCTGTGTTATAAATATAATCCAATTTATTGGAATGCTTCAAACCTAATTGTAGATTCTGGCGCATTAGATGAAGAATCGAATGATTCTACTAATTATGGCAAGATGGCAGTTGCAATCGCTTCTGTACAAAAAGAAGGAGTAAGTGTAAATCTCCCGGTTGTAAATGAAGCGGATTTTGGATTCAAGCCTGATACAGAAAACGATAGAATTATTTTCGGTTTAAAGGGTATTAATGGTATTAATACTGACATGTCTCAGGCCATTATTCAGAATCGCCCTTATGCGTCCATGGAAGATTTTATGGCTAAATTGGTTGGTACAAAGATAATTACCAATTCTAAGATGGTGCAGCTTATTAAAGGTGGTTGTTTCACAGAACTTCACAATTCAGATCGTAAAGTAACAATGGACTGGTATTTACGCAATTATGTGTTTGAACCATGTAAAGGCTTAACTATGCAACAATTTAACAAAATGAAAGAACTTGAGTTTATTCCTGAGAGTATGGATTTACCACTTCGTATGATTAATTTCAAAAATTATGTGTTAGATGATGAAGGATTATATGAAAAGCACATTGATAAAGATAAGAAGGTTCCAAAGAGAGGGTACCATGATGGATATTACATTTTAGATAGTAACTCTCAACCTTTCTTCAAGCAGCATTTTACAGAAAGTAGTGTAGTAGATATTAAAGGCGAATATTATATCGTGTCAGAGAAGAAGTTTACTAAGGAAGTCGATTCATATATCCAACCTTTGAAAGACTGGATGGCATTGCCGTCCACTTTGGAAGAGTACAATGAAAGATTATTCCAAGAACTTTGGAATAAACATGCTGAAGGTTCTGTACCACATTGGAATATGGAAGCACTTTGTTATTATGATGGAGAACATGAGTTAGAACATGCAAATGAAAAACTTTATGGGATTGTGAACTTCTTTGAGTTATCGGAAGAACCCGAACCTTACGAATGGTATACAAGATATATTAATGGGGAACCTAAGGCGTTTCCTAAATACAAGATATCGAGAATTGCCGGAACTGTGCTTAATGCTGACAACAATCATCATTTAGTTACCATTCTTACAAAATATGGAGCTGTAAATGTAAAGATGAATAAAGGGCATTATGCTTTTTATAATAAAACCATATCAGAGGTTGGAGAAGATGGTAAGAAGAAGAGACTTGAAGAAAGCTGGCTTAAGAGAGGTAATCTTATTACTTGTCAGGGTATAAGACGTGGAGATCAGTTCGTGCCTATGATTTACAATGACACTATCTACAAGCATACAGTTAATCTTATTAAGGAAGTGCGTGAAGATGGTACATTATTAATGCAAACCGAAAGAACGTATGTTGAAAACTAAACGAAATTAAATTGAGGAAATGAAATGACAGAAAAAGATATAATAAAAGTAACTTGTAGTGTAGAAAGAATACGTTTCTATAAAAATGAATGGGGCATAATTGAATGTAGCATTAATAAAATAAAAGAAGGCGCTCCAAAACTTGACAGAAATGGCATAGCTATCTTTAAGGGTGTTATGCCACAACTTCAAGAAAAGAACTTGTACAACATTACCGCTGAATATGTAGAAGACCCTAAGTTCGGAGGGCAGTATAATATAATATCCATTTTTACAGCTTTAGATTTTGGAACTAGTGATCCGGAAGGTCAGAAGAAATTTCTTTCTTCTATATATACACCCTTACAGGTTACAAATATGTATGAAGCATTAGATAATCCATTTAAGGCTTTGAAGGACAAAGATGTAGCATCTCTAATTAAAATTAAAGGCTGCGGAATGGATACTGCAGATAGGTGGATTCGTAAATTCGAACAACATATTGGAGAAGCTCAGATTTACACGGAGTTAGAAGAATATAATCTGACAACTAATATGATTAAAAGGTTAATGGATAGATACAACTCTCCAGAATTGGTCATTGAAAAAGTAAAGAATAACCCTTATGTACTCTGTAATGAAGTAAAAGGTATAGGTTGGAAAACCGCCGATAAGATAGCGCTTGAAGGTGGAATAGGAGAGTTTTCCACGAAGCGTATTGCAGCTTATATAGTTCATTATCTTGACGAAAGTGGAGAAAATGGTTGTTCATGGATAACACCTGATGAGCTAATGGGAGCTATTCTTGAAGGTATTGGAGAAGAGGTTCCGGATGCCAATGTAACAGAAGCTATTCACGAACTTGGTGACGAACTTTGGTGGAATGATGATAAATCTAAAATTGGACTCAGGCGCTATTTTAATATTGAACAGAAGATAGCAGAAGAATTAATTCGAATTCGAGACGCTGAAAGTAAGATTAGTTACAAAGATTGGGAAGATACTGTAAAACATTTAGAGCATAGACAAGGCTGGGAATACACCGATGAACAGAAGAATGGTGTTAAGACAGTTTTAGATAACAATATAGCAGTAGTTCAAGGTCTTGCCGGTACAGGTAAGAGTACTCTTGTTTCTGCGATGATTGAAGTTCTTCGCAGTTACAGTTATGTTCAGTGTGCGTTATCAGGTAGAGCCTCATCAAGAATGTCTGAAATAACCGGTCAAGAAGGATTTACCATTCACAGATTATTAGGATATCCATTAGGAGAAAAACAAGGATTTGTTTATCACGAAGATAACCCTTTACCCTATGATATTTATATTTTAGACGAAATATCAATGGTTGATGCTTTTTTATTTTATTATTTGCTAAGAGCGATTCCTGATGGTGCCAAATTAATTTGTCTCGGAGATCCTGGACAGCTTGAAAGCATAGGCTGCGGTAACATTGCTCATGATATGATTAACAGCGCAGAAATTCCTACCGTTACATTAACAAAAATTCATAGACAAGCAGCTAAGTCAGCGATTATTACAGAAAGCATTAAAATCAGAAATGGACAGCAAATTATTGAAAAAGATTGGACTGGTGAAGAAGTGAGAGGAGAGCTCCAAGATTTGCACATAGATTGTTTTTCCGATAAAACTAATACTTATTATAAAATTATTCAGGCCTTTTCTTCTACTATGGCACAAAAAGACTTCGATATTATGGAAACACAAATAATTGTACCAGTTAAAAATAACGGAGCAGCTTGCACATACGAAATAAACAATTCAGTACAAGAATTGTATAATCCTGAAGATAAGAATAAGAAAGAGCATAATGGTTTTTCAAATGGTAAACCTTATATTCTTAGGGAAGGTGATAAAGTTATGAATGTAGTTAATAACTATAAAACTAACCCACCTATCTATAATGGTAACATTGGTATTATTAGAAGTATTGAGTATAACGAACATTTGGATGAAGAAGTTATGGTAATTGATTTTAAAGGTATTGGTACTGTATGCGTACCTAGAAACGCATGGAATAATATAGAATTAGGTTATGCAATTACAGTACATAAATCACAGGGTGACCAAGCAAATCATGTAATTTTTGGATTAGATTTTACTTCTTATTCATTATTATCTCGTGAAATGATATATACCGGAATTACTCGTGCTAAGAAAAAATGTGATTTAATAGGACAAACAGGAGCATTAAGAATGGCAATTAGTAAAGAAGGCGTTAGTAAAAAACAAACACACTTGCAACAATGTTTGTATGACGTGGCTCATCCAAAATTGATTTTTTAGTCGAAACTCGTCAAAATTATACTGTTGACATATATTAAAACTAATGTTATTATTTACGTATAAACTATTCAAAATTATACTGAATAAAATGGTAAAGGAGAATGATATGTTGTGTCAAAGATGTAAGAGAACAATGAATAAAGTATTACATTTTGAAAAAGATAGGAAATTTCAATATAATGAATGCCCTGAATGCCGTGAAAAAACAAAAAACAAGAGAATACATTTTGAGGATAATGAAAAATTGAAAGTATTATTCTAACTATTCATAATTAAATAATGAAAGGTGGAATTGTTATTAAAGAAATAATTCAAATGAAGAAAGAGAATAGGATAGCATTGTTTGTTCTTATTGTATGTACAGTATTGTTGGTTATTGATATTTTCGTCACATACAGAACAAATGAAATAATGAAACAACATAATGAAATACATACACAGCAAGTAGAAATACAAAACTACAAATCTGCACAAGGAACTGAGATTATGATGATAGATATTGTTGAGATTAAGCGTAACGAATACATGTCTAAATTAGAAGAACTTCAATCCATTGAAGATGAACAAGAAAGATTTGTTGAGTATAAAAAGCTATATGAAGAATATCTAGAATGGTGCGATTTTCCGGAAACAATTTATGATTGTTATTCAGAAGAAGAAATTCTTTTAATTCAAAGAGTAGTCGAGACGGAAACATATCAATGTGACTTTAATTCAAAAGTTAATGTTGCATTTGTAATATTCAACCGATTAAAATCCGGCAAGTTTGGAGACACAATTACAGACATTGTTACTTCGGATTATCAATTTGCTTATGGTAGAACTGAAATATCAGAAAGTACAATTCTCGCAGTTGAATATGCTTTTTTAAATGAAGATACAACACAAGGAGCTTTGTACTTCCATAGTAATCCTAAGACAGAAACTTTTAATGGAGCAAAATATATTTTTAGCGATAATGCTATCCATCATTTTTATAAGTAAAGGAGAATAAAAGATGCA